ATAATACCATGAAAGGACGCGCGGCTAAAAATGTAAGTCGTCTCAAGAAAAATATTAACGAAGGTGTATCTGAAATGACAGTCAAGACACGACTCGCTCAATTAAACAAACAAACCAAGTACCAAAAATAATTAAATAATTAAACATACATAAAAGAAATAGTCTAATCAATAATAAAACATGCATAGAGGTCTATCATCCGTGATGGTACACTACGCGCGTTCTATTAGTGATGAAAAGAAAGCAAAAACTATCGTTAAGGGAAACAAATCCGAGGAATATACGGGAAGTCGAGACGACATGCACGAAAAACTTTTGTATAAGTGTGGTTTAAAACGAAAAAATGTTTGGGATCCAAATTCAAAATCGTTTTATACGAAAGTGTATTACCCAGACGGATCGAGCTATAATCCAGTTCTATTTCACGACGGGAAACTCGATAAGAACCCTTTTTTTGACGAGAAAAAAATGTAAGTATATATAAATTACAATGAATCCAAACTTAGAAGCTATTATACGAGCAACCGGTGTATTCATATCCGTGTTTTTTACGACGAGATGGACATCGAAATCCGAACCTGCGTATGATTTACCACTCGTTATATTTGCTATTATAGCCGCATTCTCATTGAACCACGTAGGTCCTTTTAAAGTCAAACAGTAATTAAAGATAAAAAACGTATCTCATATAATAATGGGATCGTGTTCCGTATGTTGTGATAATTTTAATAAAACAAATCACAAAAAGGTAACGTGCCCTTTTTGTGATTTCGAATCATGTAGAAAGTGTGTTCAGACATACATGCTATCGTCAATAGAAGATCCACATTGTATGAAATGCAAACATGAATTAAATAGAGAATTTGTAGATTCGTTTTGTACTAAACGATTTAGGAATACTGATTATAAGAAACATAGGGAAAATGTTCTTTTCGAAAGGGAAAAGGTTCGTATGCCAGAAACACAGCCACAAGTTGAACGTATTATTAAATTGCGCGATCTTAGACACTTATATTACGAATTACTTAATCTTCTTGCACATATAGAGATAGGACGACAAGATGCATATATAGGAGGTCAAGATGGTCGGTATTACGATAGTTGGGAAAGGGATGTACGTGTGCGTTTAGAAAATACAACGGACGAGATGGATCGATTACGGTATATGAATGTAGACGAAGATACATCTAGAAAATTTGTTCGGATGTGTCCTACCGAAGATTGTAGAGGGTTCATTGATGAGAATTGGAAATGTGGTTTATGTAAAAAGACTTTTTGTGATAAGTGTTTTGAGCCTATTGAAGAAAATCATAAGTGTAATCCTGAATTAGTAAAAACCATGAAACTTATTAACAAAGATACACGACCGTGTCCTAAATGTAGTACGATGATTCATAAGATAGACGGGTGTGCGCAGATGTGGTGTACTAATTGTAACACAGCATTTGATTGGCGTTCGGGTACTATTGTTGTTGGTAGAATACATAATCCACATTTTTTTGAGTTTAAAAAACGTTCTAGAGAACACGGTGATATTCCATGTGGTGGGAGACCTACGTATAGTGAATTATCTTCGGTTGGTGCATCCGATAAAATATTAGATATGTGTGCAGTATTACATAAATTGGATCGAGATATTATGTATAAGTACGGTGATATATACGACGAAGATAATACGCATTTGAGAATACAGTATATGTTAAATCGTATTTCCGAAGAAGATTTTAAAATCGAATTACAAAGAAGGGATAAACAAAGTGATAAACACTTAGATATAAGGAACATTTACGAAATGTATACTAATGCGTGTGGTGATCTTATGCGACAGTGGATGTTAGATACATCTTTAGATATCATGACTACAATACGAGAACTTACATTGTATTCAAATTCAATAATTACAAAAATACGAAATCGGTATAATGCATCTGTTCCGAATAATATAATTATTCCTTTATCTTAAAGAATACGTGCTTTATAAAGTAATATGAACATTCAAATTTTAAAACCTATAGAACTTGTCGATGCATATACATGTATAATTCCATCAACACTCATATATTACTTATTCACTATAAATTGTGCAACTGTAGCAGTTAATCTGTATTGTCTTTCTAGAGCAATATATCACTTGTATAATGCATTTTGTGATAACATATTCATAGAACAACAAATATATAAAGCGTCTGTTATAACTTCGTATTTGAGTTTATTTATGATCGGGTATCAATGGGAATACAAATTTAACATTATGGAAATTTTATTTTATACCATGTCCATTTTATTTACTTTAAAAAGTAGGCCTTTGGAATTCGAACGTCATAAGCAAAGGATTCATCTTTATACCGTATTAGGTGTTCTTAAGAGTACATATTATATGTCTGAAATAAACAATTTCGTTTATATGGGTTCCCTGTTCTTTGCATCATTTTCTGCACTTCATTACGTCGATGGTATTACAGATGATTTTAATAAAAGTAAGGTTAATTTATACGTATTACCAGCCTATTATGGATTATTATGGTCGGTTAAAAATAATATTCTTGGTAATAGTAAATGAATATACGTCGAATACTTTTATTCGTGAGTATAGTCTTAGTATTTTTATACCTTTTACCGAGGTATAATAAACCCGTTGTTGTACGTAATGTTTTAACAAATGAAGAGTGCGAACGTATTAAGAATCTTGCAACAAAAAAACTTCAAACATCAACTGTTTCTAAAGATAGAGATATAGATAAGAACATTCGAAAAAGTGAAACTGCATGGTTAAGAACATCTGATGATCCTACTGTGGATAAACTTGTTCGTAAATGTATATCCATGACAGATCGCCCTTTAGGAAATTGTGAAGATTTACAGGTTTTGAAGTACAAACCCGGTGGGTTTTATAAACCACACCAAGATACGTTCAAGGACGATGATAATAGACGTATGTATACGTTTATAATTGCTTTGAACGATGATTATGAAGGTGGTAGAACTGAATTTCCAAATTTGAATAAGGAATATAAACTTAAAAAAGGTGATGCACTTTTTTTTCATACGTTGAATAATTATGAGTGTATAACAAAAAAAGCTTTACATGGTGGTAAGCCGGTAGAGTCAGGTGAAAAATGGGTGTGTAATTTATGGATTAGAAAATACGAATTTTCTAATTAAAATATTCATTTATATTAATGAGTAATACTAATACATGGGATATTAACAGTTTAAAAAAAGAACGAGAAAATATTAAAAGAAATATAATCAAACTAAACAACGTAAAACAAAGGAAAAGACTAATCGCTTTACACAACAAGAGTCTCGCTTCAAAAAAGAAAGGACTTCGTCCGCGTATCATGTCCAACCGCGAAATTGAAAACCATAAAAAATATATTAAAAAAACCTTGAAAGATTTGAAACAAAAGCCCAGATTTAGCAAGAAAAATTTAGATCTTATTACTAAAAAAATAAAAGTACTTGAGGCGAACAATCTTACTAATAGTAAAATTCGACATTCAAATACTTTATACAGATTTCTTAGAGAACGCCCAGAGTGTGTTAAACCAAAAAGACTTTTACAGAATTTTAAAACTGTAGAAAATAAACCAAGAAATTTAACCCAAAATAACAAGTGGCAAATTGATTATTTAAAACGCGAGATATCCAGGTATGAAGGAAATATAAATATTCTAGACCGTAAGGAGAAAACGGCTATCAATGCAATGAAAAAAAATGGGGAATCAAATGCAAAAATTAAAAATAGAAAAGAAATTTTTAATAGAAATAAACGACCATATCGATTGAAGCTTAATAAGGTTAAAAAAGATTTAAAAAATATAATGCCTTAAACTTAATTATATAGAACATGTTCCGTATGTGAAATATAATTAATTATATATTATCTATTTTCCGTGTAACCTATAATATTCCCTAAAATATGCTCTTTTTTTAATCTTATCTTCTTCAGTCATGTTTTCCCTTCTTTTCTTCTCCCTTTCCCTTTTCACCTGTTTTTGATATTCGGTAAGTATGCGTTTCTTATCATGTTCCCTCTTCTTTTCTTTTTTTTGAGTATTAGTTAAAAGTTTCCTTTTTTTAGTGGGAGGTCTCTTTATCGTACCGAATTCATGCTCGTATCTGTTCAAATTTTTATGATTGAAGTTATTAAAAATATTTTTTCTGAAATTCAGTGCCGCCTTGTGATTTTTTAAATTTTTTTCTGCATTTTTTAAATCCTTTTGTAATTCCTTTTTTTTATTATTGTTTTGATTTATAATTTCTTTTATAAATTTAATACGTTTTTCTAACACATTATACCTATTTCTAAGTTTAATATTATTTTTAAATAATTGT